AAGGCCGAGAGCTTGCTAGTTGAGCTATCAGACCCGCGCCAAGACGATGACGAGGACGAACCCCCAGCCCCTTTGACGATTGACGAACCAGCGACCCCACCGACCCCCGACCCCCAAAATTTGACCGAATCCGACACGGATGGTTTGCATAGTATTCCACTCACTCAATCCAATTCCCACAGCAATCCAGACACCACTATAACAGCTGTTATAGTACAAACTCCTTTAGAATCAGCTACTTGCGCGTCCATAGGTATAAACCCTAATAATACTGAGGGGGAGGGGGATATAAATTCAGGACAGCCCGCGCCCGATGTTTCACATGAAACACCCCCCCATGTAAATTCTGTGCAAAAAGGGTAGGGGGTATATTTTGGAAAAAAGTATGTTCAATGGCGATATTAGATTAGGACGAGTTGAGAGAATCATGGGATTTGTAAGACAGCTCACCTTGGCAGAAATGAAAACCCTACACAGTCAGGTAGCCCAGCTCCACGATTCGATAGTCATTGCCATGGATCCAAAGTGGAAAAAACCAGAAGACCCACACTGGGAGAAAGATCTGTGAGAAGCGTGTACGAAATCCAAAAGGATATAGATAAGGTGGCCAATATTTTGAACAACCTGATTTTGGAGAAAAAACTGGCGGTGCAAGCCATGATTGGCTATGAAGTAAGTTCAAAGATTTTGACCGAAAAGCTAATGGAAAAACTCAAGCACGAGGACTGCGGAAAATGAAACTTCATCACATCTGGTGCAATGGTGTTAATCCTTTAAAAGCTGGCCCTGTTCCTGATGAGGAAGTGGACAACTGCCCATGGTGTGGTGGCGATAAAGGTTTGCATAAAAATTACCCAAATGATGGCAAAACTGAATGGGAATTAGCGCAAGAACATTTTCCTAATATAAGGAGGATAGATTGAGCCCCGCGCAAAAAGAGACGTTCTTGATTATTGATGAGTATTGGAAAAACTACGGTTATGGTCCAACCATTGACGATATTATGAGAATGACTGGCGAAAAGAGTCGCTCGAACGTAGCGCGAAAAATGCGCGTTTTGATCGAAATTGGGGTTTGCAAAGGAATGACTAGACGGGCGCGAAGTATTCGTCCAGCGTATATAAGACTAAAGGATCTGTCGTGAACATTATTGAATTGTTTGACATGCTTCCTGAAGAGGAAAAGGCGAAGTTACTGCCGTTAATCCAAAGTCTAGGAGAGGCCGAGGAGAGGGAGCAAGGGCAGACGGACTTTTTGTCTTTCACCAAGTCCATGTGGCCAGGGTTTATTTATGGCCGTCACCACGCTCTGATGGCTAAGAAGTTTGAGGACATCGCCAATAAAAAAATCAAGCGTTTGATTATCAACATGCCTCCTCGCCACACTAAAAGTGAGTTTGCATCCTATCTTCTCCCTGCTTGGTTCCTTGGGAGATACCCTGATAAGAAAGTCATCCAATGTTCAAACACCGCGGAACTTGCCGTGGGCTTTGGACGTAAGGTTCGTAACTTAGTTGATTCGGAGGCATATGCCAAAGTCTTCCCCAATGTCGCTTTGCGATCTGATTCTAAGGCTGCTGGTCGTTGGGCCACCAATGCTGGTGGTGATTATTTTGCTATTGGTGTGGGCGGTACTGTTACTGGTAAAGGTGCGGATCTGCTCATTATTGATGACCCGCACTCGGAGCAAGAGGCTGCTTTAGCCAGCTCAGACCCGTCCGTTTATGACAAGGTTTTTGAATGGTTTACCTCTGGTACGCGTCAGCGTCTCCAGCCAGGTGGATCGATCATCATCGTGATGACCCGCTGGGGTGAGCGCGACCTAACAGGAAAAGTGCTCAAATCCATGGTCGAACGTGACGGAGATGAATGGGAAATCATTGAGCTTCCTGCGATTTTGCCTACGGAAAAACCCTTATGGCCAGAGTTCTGGTCACTCGATGAACTCCTAAAACTTCGTAATGAACTCCCAGTTTCCAAATGGCAAGCGCAGTATCAACAAAAACCGACTGGTGAAGAAGGGGCGATTGTTAAGAGGGAGTGGTGGCAAAACTGGGATGGGGATCGCGCCCCGCCCTGCGAGTTCATCATCCAATCATGGGATACGGCCTTTACCAAAAACGAGCGTTCAGACTACTCGGCTTGCACGACCTGGGGTGTCTTTTATAAAGACGAAGATAAAAACAACGCAAATATTATCTTGTTAGATGCTTTCAAAGAACGGCTAGAGTTTCCTGATCTTAAGAGACGCGCCTACGATATGTATCAACAATACGAACCAGACGCGTTAATAGTCGAGGCAAAAGCATCGGGCGCGCCCCTAATTTTTGAGCTTAGACAAATGGGGCTTCCTGTGCAAGAATTTACTCCAACCCGTGGTAACGATAAGATTACGCGTGTAAACTCTGTAGCAGATCTATTTGCATCAGGAAAGGTCTGGGCTCCTCCAACTCGGTGGGCAGATGAAGTCATCAATGAGATGGCTGCGTTTCCCAACTCAGAGCATGATGACTTGGTGGACTCCTCGACTCAAGCGTTAATTAGATTTAGAAAAGGCGGATTTATTAGGCTAGATTCGGATGAACCTGACGAGGTTCAATACTTCAAATCTAGACGGAAAGCAGCATACTACTAGGAAATACTATGGCCATAGATAAAGCACTATACGAACTCCCTCAAGGCTTAGATGCCATCGCTCAGCAGCAAGACGTAGAGCCAATTGAGATTGAGATTGCCCAACCTGAAGACTCTGGCCTAATGGGTTTAGAGCTATTTGCTGAAGAAGAGCCAGAAGGTCCAGATGACTTTGACGCTAACTTAGCGGAATACATGAGTCAAGGTGCTTTGGCGCAAATGTGCGGAGACTTGATTGCTGACGTTGATTCCGATATCTCTTCTCGCAAAGACTGGATGCAAACATACGTTGACGGATTAGAGCTGTTAGGTATGAAGATTGAAGATCGTGCTGAGCCATGGGAAGGCGCATGTGGTGTGTACCACCCACTCTTGGCTGAAGCCTTAGTGAAGTTCCAAGCTGAAACAGTCATGGAAACTTTGCCAGCTGCGGGTCCAGTAAAGACTCAAGTAATAGGCAAAGAAACCCCAGAGAAAATGGATTGTGCTGACCGCGTTCAGCAAGACATGAACTACCAGATCACCGATGTGATGGTGGAATACCGCCCTGAACATGAGCGCATGATCTGGGGATTGGGTCTTTCAGGTAACGCATTTAAAAAGGTGTACTTTGATCCAGGTCTAAATCGTCAAGTTTCCTTATTCGTTCCTGCCGAAGACCTCATTGTTCCTTATGGCGCATCAAACCTTGAGACCGCTGACCGCGTAACTCACGTTATGCGCAAGACAGAAAATGAAATGCGCAAACTACAGGTTGCAGGATTCTACTGTGATGTAGAGCTTGGCGATCCTGTTACCGCATTTGATGAAGTCGAGAAGAAGATTGCTGAGAAGATGGGCTTTACTGCCACTTCCGATGACCGCTACAAAGTATTAGAAATTCAAGTCAACCTTGATCTTGAAGGATTTGAAGACAAGGATGAAGATGGCAACCATACTGGTATCGCCCTACCTTACATTGTGACCATTGAAAAAGGTACACAGACTGTATTGGCGGTACGCAGAAACTGGAGACCAGAAGATGAAACTAAACAGAAAAGAAATCATTTCGTACATTACGGCTACGTTCCAGGTTTTGGCTTTTATTGCTTTGGCCTCATTCACCTCGTTGGTGCTTTTGCTAAGTCTGGTACTAGTATTATTCGGCAGCTCGTGGATGCAGGGACATTATCGAATCTGCCTGGAGGGTTTAAGACCCGCGGGATGCGAGTCAAAGGTGACGATACCCCAATCTCCCCAGGTGAGTGGCGCGATGTCGATGTCCCATCAGGTGTACTCAGGGACAACCTTTTGCCATTACCTTATAAAGAGCCCTCACAAGTCCTCTATAGCTTGCTTGGCACAATCGTTGAAGAAGGACGCAGATTCGCTTCCGCTTCAGACTTAAAGATTGCCGATATGTCTGCCAACACTCCAGTTGGCACAACCCTTGCGATATTAGAGCGTACCCTCAAGGTAATGACTGCGGTACAAGCGCGTGTCCATTACTCAATGAAGCAAGAGTTAAAGCTCCTCAAAGAAATCATCCGTGATTACACACCGCCTGATTACAGCTACCAACCAACTGTAGGCAATCGTTTTGCTAAGCAGTCTGACTACGATCAAGTGGATGTAATCCCAGTCTCAGATCCAAACGCAGCGACCATGAGCCAGAAAGTGGTTCAATACCAAGCTGTTTTACAGTTGGCTCAGAGCGCGCCCCAGCTTTACAACATGCCACTATTGCATCGCCAGATGTTAGATGTGCTTGGCATTAAAGAAGCTAAGAAGCTCATTCCAATGGAAGATGATCGTCTGCCAATGGATCCAGTTTCAGAGAATATGG